GAGGATGATAAGGGAAAAAGAGGAAAAGGAGAAAAAAAACCGTCCGCACGTCTTTGTTTATATCTGCTATCGAATCTATCGAATTATGTTTAGTGATAAAAATAGAATAAATACGATAGCAGTATGACAAAACATACTTTTTAAAAGTATGACAAAACATACTTTTTAAAAGTATGACAAATGTATAAAAACATACTTTTAAAAAGTATGACAAATGTATATAAATATATTATAAATATTATATTTATATGGATACAAAAAAATTATTAAAAGCTTTAGATAATGAGGCAAACGAACCACTATTAAATTTCACCACAGAAAGGTTGATAGAAACAAATTTAAATATATTAAAAGAATTAAATCTCTCAAAGAAAGATACACTAGACCTTTTAACCAAATTAAATAATTATAAATATGTGGATGAAATGAATGAACTAAAATACGGCACGTATTTGAGGTGGATTCCGATTGATAACCCAGAAGAAGTGTATTTAACAAAAGGGGCTATTTTTTGTGAAATGAAGATTACAGACGATGGTGTTTTCATAGTTTGTAAGAATTTTGGATACAATACACGACATTTCCAAATAGGAATGGACCAAAATTTAATATTCCAGAAACTAACAGGACAAGAGTTGGTTTTGTTATCCGCATTGGACCATTTATCAAAATAGCAACAAGTTTATTTTCTACGTTTGCGAGTTTTACACGTTTTATAGCTGCAATCGCTAAAAAGTCCAGGAATAAATTTCCCCATCCGAATAAGGTTAACGTGGGATTTATGTACAGGTTTTTTGGAAGTTGATATTTTTCGTCCTTTATGATAATTCGTTATGCTTTTATAACCCTTACCCTTTTTAATGGAGACTTTTCGTACCATTTTTTTACCGCCCTTTTGAGTTTTAACTTCAGTATTCTCGTAGTTAAACGTGTCTGTTTCCATAATATTATATAATAAAATATTATAAAATATTATAAAATATGTCGAGAACGCTAGTACATTTGTTTCATATAATATTGGTCGGAGGGTTATTTTTATATGTAGGCATACATAGAACGAATATACCTAAAATTATGTATCCATTTTTGCTAGGTCTAGGAATAGTTATGATAATATACCATACGGTAAAGATGTATTTTTATATAACACATGGTAAACCTTACTGGGTAAATGCAATTCATATTTTTCTTGTAGGACCTTTGTTGTTATACATCGGATATTACAAAGATAAAACATCGAGGAAATATTTTGAACTACTTTTACTCCTAGCCTTTTCTGCCATCGGATATCATGGTTATTATTTGTTAAAAGGAGACGAATGAGTGTTGTCCATTTTTATTCTTATTTATAATTAACAATTTTTTAGAATCCATTTTTTACTTAAAGCAGTTTTTACGCTTTCTAACGCACCTTCAGTCCAACCTTGATTATTACTAACGACTTCACCAACGACTAAAATCCCATCCTCAGGATGTTGCGCTTGTTTTATGAAATTGTCGCGTGTCTTGTACAAGACTTTATTAAGGGGTTTATAATAGTGTGTTCCTATTGGCCAATAGTAATCTTTAATTGCGATAAGCTGTAAAGTATTATCAGGAATTCCAAGTGTTTGTTCTATAAGTTGGCAAAACAGTTGCCTATTTTCCTCTGTGTTTTCAAGATGTTTTTTTAATAGAATCGCATTGTTATTATCGCTATAAGAAATCATATAAATTCCTTTATCGGGTTCAATAGGCATAATCTTCTGTAATGGTCCCGAAACAATTGTAATGCCTTTTACATACTGGCGGATAATAGGTATCGATTTTTCCGAAAATTTACCATATAGTCGTAAGAATGGTTGTCCTTCAATATCATTATAAATAGGATAGTTAGGTAATAACTTACGAATACCTGAAATAGTGGTAGCGATAATTACCTTATTACAATAATATTTCTTTCCAGACTCGGCAACAATCTGAAATTTACATGGAACATCACTTAATTTGGATATTTTAATTACATCATTTGAAAATTTAAAATGGTTATATCCAATTTTATCTGCTAACCGAAGAACCATTTCTTTCCACTCCACATAAAATGCTTTATAATTAAAGTTGTTATCTTCCATTCCATAGTGATAAAGAGTATCAAATGCATCTTCGTTTTCATAATCAGTATAGCCAGTCGTGACTAAAAACTGTTGATATTCTTTGCCTCCTAAAATGGGCTTGGCAAACTGTTTAAACGTCATGCCTGTGTTTGTATTTGTACTTTGTTTACCATACTGCTCCTTTAAAAGGGTTAGAGTTTTATGAATATCGCTAATATGAAGTGAATTTGGATAATTAGGTTCTAATGTAAAATAACATGTTTGTATTTGAAGTTCTTTTAATAAATGATAAAGTAATACATCTTTGTTTCGTCGTCCTATGCCTGCGCCGGTTACAATTTCCGTCCCATAAAACATTTCATTGCTAGTTCTACCTCCAATCCACTGTTTTTTATGTTTTTCTAAAATAAGAAATGATTTATGAGGCGTCATGCGTGTTATATTATAAGCACTGTACAGTCCAGCCATACCACTACCAATAATAATAATATCATATAATTTGTTGCTCATAATTATATAATATATTTATTTTTTATACTCTATTTTTTCTAGTCTTTTTATTAGAACTATTTTTTCTAAACAGAACATGTTGTCTTTTTTTACAAGAAAATTTGCCTCTAGTGTAACCTTTGTTATTAAATATAGTTTTTGTGCATATACCGATGGACCGCGCTTCATTTATAGGCTCCAATTTTTTAATACATCTGCAAAGTTTTTCTGATAAAATTTTTTCAGCGTGCTTCTGTATGAGTCGTTTGCTATTTGGGATAGGTTTATTATAAAATTTCAATATTAAAATGTAATCACGTTCATTCATTATATAATGGAAACAAAAAAAACCCCAAAGAACCCAAAGAACCCAAAGAACCCAAAGAACCCAAAGAACCCAAAAGAAAAAATAGGATACGAATAATAATATTTCTAAAAACTAAAACATTCACATATATTAGATGAAAATAATAGTATTTGATTTAGATGAAACAATGGGCTACTTCACAGAATTGGGCATATTTTGGGACTGCTTAAACCGATATTTATGTAATAAAAATATCTCTCCGCTAAATCAAGACGATTTTAATAATATTTTGCATTTGTATCCAGAATTTATAAGACCAAATATAGTAAATATATTACAATACTTAAAAAGACAAAAAGAACAACAATGTTGTCACCAAATAATGATATATACTAATAATCAAGGTCCTAAAGAATGGGCAAACTTTATTAAATGTTATTTTGAAAACGTAATCAAGTATGCATTGTTTGACAAAATAATAGCAGCTTTTAAAGTAAATGGTAAAACTGTGGAGATATGTCGAACAAGTCATGCAAAAAATCATAAGGATTTTATAAAATGTACACAGCTACCCAAAAATGCTGAAATTTGTTTTGTAGATGATAGTTTTTATCCTGGCATGGCAAACAATAATATATACTATATAAATGTAAAACCATACTATCATGATTTAAAATTCAAAGATATGATAGAAACATTTATGGATAATAAAATGACAAATTCATTCATAACCGACAAAAAAGAGTTTTATGATAGCATGATGACAGAGGTGTTAAGATATAATTACGAGTATATTCATAAATCAAAGGAAGAATGTGAAATAGATAAACTACTAGGAAAGCAAATCATGTCACATCTAGAATATTTTTTTAATTCAACAAATAATAAAAAAACAATGAAAAAAATGAAAACAATGATAAACAGAAATAGCAATAAACCAAATAAAAATAAAACGAGAAAAATACATTAGCAATCAACTTTTGGATACTACCATATTTGTAATTGTGTCTGTAAATTGAATTAAATATATATTTAATATGGTGGTTGTTAAAATAAACACCCCTGCACTAAATGCGACTTGCCTGTCTAGGTCGTGAAATTTTATTTTTTTCCTAAAAGGATTAAATCTCCATATTAAAAATAGACAAATATAAATATTCACAATGCTGTGCAAATTAGATAAATACGTTGGAGCATATTCTGACACCCCTAAAGCAGAAAGAATCATTAAAAAATATGTAAAATACACAATTTTATTATATATATTTTCTTGTAATCTGTAAGCAGAATGTGACGTTTCTTTTCCCATATATTAAACTCACACAAAATTATGCGAACACGCTATGGTGCGTTTTTTTCAGTTGGTTCATAAATATCTAGCGTTCGCGCACTGGGGTCTGAAGCGCTTACATACTTGGGCATCCAGTAATATGGTAGAATGGATTCGCAATCGGGAAAAAAACCCACAAAAAGTTTCTTATAATAATATTTTTCAGTGTCAATAGTGGCAAAATATCTCAATTTAGCATCACTTATTTCCATATTTAGATTAAATGTAATATATTGTTGTAAAATTTGATACAAAGAGCGACCTTTCGAAGTGACACCATCGCTGAATGCTTCTTTTTTTCGCCATAGTATTTCATCAGGCAACAATTGTTTTCCTTCAAAATCTTTAAAATTATCAATTGAAAAGCTTGTTCTTAACACATGTTTTTCAATATTTGTTTCATTCGTATGGTTTCTAAAATGTACCGGAATAGATAAATAATTATTCACAAATGTTCTATCCAAAAAAGGAGTTCTGGGTTCGAGACCATGTGATGAAATTGATTTGTCTGACCGCAAAACATCAAACAAATGAATATCTTTTAACAGTCGTCGTGTTTCCTTATCAAACTCAATATTGTCGGGGCATTTATTCATATACAAATATCCACCGCATAATTCATCAGCTCCATCCCCATTTAATATGACCTTTGCATTGCTATGTTTAGATATATATTTGCCTAACAAATAGTTACCAATGCTTGCTCTAACGGTGGTAGTATCATAACTCTCAATAGCGTAAATAACTTCTGGAATGGCATCAAACATGTCGGTTTCAGTAACAATTATTTCAGTGTGATTTGTTCCTAAATAGTCTGCGACTAACCGAGCGAATTTAAGGTCTTCAGAACCTGCTAATCCGATGCTGTAGGTTTCTAGGGTAGAGGCCGAATTATTTTTTTTAATAAAATTATTTGCGAGGGCAGTAACCAAACTACTGTCGAGTCCACCGGATAATAAACACGCGATTGGTCGCTCTGTAGCAAGACATCGCTTAATAACCGCGTTATTCAAATGATGAGAAACGCTTTTATATATGTTAGTAGACTGAACAGTATATTTATCATTAGACAATGTATAAGAAAATGTGGGAATAAAATAAGGTATATTATCTTTAATGGATTCCCAAGTAGAATTTACCAAACTGGATAATTGTAATACAGAATATGTGCCAGGAATAAACTGTTCTATTTCAAATTTGGAAAAATTCAAAGTGGAAATATCTATTAACGTCTTTATTTCGGAGGAAAACCCAATAATTAGGTCAGTATATTCACGGTGTCTAAGACAATAAAGAGGTCTAACCCCATAAGGGTCGCGTGCAACATATAAATTATTACACAAATTATTTGTAATACGGTTATCTAGTAATACAAAAGAGAATTCCCCGTCCAACATAGTTAATGTTTGTTCGATACCATATTTAATATACAAATGTATAATGACTTCGCAATCGGACTCTGTTGTTGGTTTTATTTGCATTAAATCATATAATTCTTTATAATTATAGATTTCTCCATTGCATACTAAAACAACGTCATTAATAACAAGTGGTTGGTTGGAATCAGTATTAAGACCATTAATTGCTAATCGATGAAACCCTAAAAGCACTTTATAATATTGCTTCAATATAGAAAACTCTGGACCTCGTCCGTTTCCTTTCATAAATGAAGTATTTATAGAAGTCATTGGCACTTGAGAATCATTATTAAAAAGAGCAAAAATTCCACACATTATTATTCTTATCAGTAATTCTTTATATGAATTTTAGAAATTATAAAATACAATATAAAGTATACAATATAAAGTATAAAGTATAAAGTATAAAATATATTGTAGTTATATATTAAAATGAACAACGTATGTGTTTCGAAACTACAAGAAGAAGAAAATAAAAAATTGTATAGTAGAAATATTCCTTCAGCGCCTCTTCAACCCTACATAAATGTGAGACCAGTTATGACAAAGTATTCTTATCTGCCAATTGTGGACCCCAGAAGAGATTTAAGTGTGTCATTACAACAAATGCCGACGTATAAAACGACACAAGTATTTAATCCAGGAAATGATGAGGGTCCATGGTCCGGTTTTGCATCAAACGTGAATGTAGAATCCGAATTAAGAAACCAAATATATGCTTTACAGAAGTGTAGTCAATCTGTGTATGTTCCACAAAGTAATAGTGATTTATTTGATTATAGTTTTAAGCCAGAACATGCACAAACCAACCAAACTCACCCTTTATTATTTGAAGCAGCTAAATTCGACAATTTTAATCCAAATCCGGATTCAAAAGTGTTAGGCAGCAATTTATTTCTGAATAATACCCGTGTACAAGTGAGAGACTTGACAAAGCAAGACTGTTAAACGCATTTATTACGAACAAAATGAACTACAAAAATCGTAAGTTTCCAATATTTTAGATAAAAGCGTATATAAATGTCCGAAACATTTATTAATCAGGTAACTTTAGATTGTTTATTAAATAAACAACAATATAATAAATATTTATTTAATAAAACCGAAAAAATAAGCAATAGGAAAGATAAAAAATTTTATAGAAAACGAATATTAAGTCTTACAAAAGAATTATTATTGACAAAGGAGAAGCCAGAATTTTTATTCCCAGACGTGGAATATGCGTTTGACAATTATATAAATACATGTATTCAATATTTCAAAACTATTGATAGTAACGATATCATACAAAATGAATATAGTTCGTTTGTTGGAATATCGACATTAAATAATGTAACTGGGCTTGATGACTATGATGCAGAATTGCAATCCAAAGAAGATGCGGATAAATTATTAATGCGGTCTATCAATATTTCAAACTCATCTTTAGATAATTTTGTTAAAAAAAAACTTACAAAAAAGGCAAAAGAAATGGTTTTGCCGAAACAAAAAGACATAAATTTAACAGACCCTATTTTAAAGACAAAAGGGGTTTTAAAATTTGATAAAAAGAAAAATATCACTAATAAATATGATGAAGCGAATGACTCTGAGAAAATCAAAGAAGTTAAAAACAAAAACGCACAAAAAACGGAGCAAATTTAAATATTATAGTGGCAGTAAAAAGAATACTACAATTAGACAATTAGAAAAAGTGAAATGTAGTCCAAAAAAATTAAACGAATTAAATAATTTTACGTGCTATACAGATAAATCGTTATATAAGTTGAGAGACATGTGGAATAAACAGCATTCAGATGCTAAAATAAATACAAATGATACAAAAGATATTCATAGACAATTGACTGAATATTTAAGTGACGTATGTAATAAAGAATCGTGTTGGTTAAATCAAATAAATGCGTTTGGTGATACAAAATCTGACTTGGTTGAGTCTTTTGCGCCAGAATCTCCAAAAGAATGGAAGACTAATCCATCAGAATGGTTATCTAGCATAGACATTATAAGAGTGATGAAACAACATGAAAAGGCATATAAATGTTTTGATTTTATAGGCCCTTCGCCGATTGATTTTGATACAAAAAAACTTTATGGAGAATGTGTGTGGGACGAATTATGTAATTTTAATTTAGAAGATGAGATTAAAAATGGGAAAACTAAAATAGGGATGATATTTAATACTGACACACATGATAAACCTGGACAGCATTGGATATCAATGTTTATTAACATAAAAAAGAAACAAATTGTTTTCTTTGACAGTACTGGAGATAAAGCGTCGAGAGAAATAATGAACTTGGTGAACCGAATAAAAGAACAAGGTAAAGCACTTAATCCCAAAATAAATTTTAAATTTGATAGCAATGAAGGTGTTGAGCATCAATATGGTAATACTGAGTGTGGTATTTATTCATTATATTTTATAGTTAATATGTTGAGAGATAAAACGAGCAATGAATATTTAAAAACACACAAGTTAAAAGATGAATATATGCATCAATTTAGAAAGGTATATTTTAATGATAATCTTTAATATTTTACAATAGACAATAATATGTTAACAACTTAAAACAATATATGTTTTATATTATATAACACATGGAAACAAATAACTCGACATCTGATGCTAAATTGCAAGAAATAAAAGGCCGTATTTCAAAGGAGGCAAATCCTAAAAATCCAACAGAATCTTTAAAGCTCTTATCAGATAGTAAATTGTTACAACAAACGATGCAGAATGCAGCGGACAACTTTGTAAAACAAGTAGGACGCAACATGACTTATTCTGAAATACGAGAAATGATGGGATAATGGAATAAATTATACTGTTACGTTTAAAATATATATAAATATATCGAATTATATTTATATATTACATGTCTTTACCCAAAGAGTTTTTAACAACCCAAAACATAAGTTTGTTATGGGATATCTTATCTGATGGCGATATTATTAAAAATGGTTCAAAACAATACGTCGAGAACGTGTTTAATGTATTTAAAGGGAATCTTCGTGGGTTTTACGATATTGAAAGTAAAAAAAACAATCAATTAGTTGATATGAATAAAAAATACATTTTACTAATTTTTAATTATATGAATACTAGTCAGCAGGAAGCCCCGCCTAAGCAAACTGTTCAACAAAAACAAAGTGAAACGTCTACATTAGTAACTGTTGAAGAGATTCAAAATAATAGGCAAATGCAATTCGAAAAAGATTTAAATAGACATCAATATGAGTTTGCAAGTGCAATGACAGTTCCAGTTCCACCAGTTCCCGATTTTAGTATTAAATTAGATGATGAGCCTATAAAAGAGATAGCAGAAAAAATAAGACAAATGACTGTAAGTAGAAATTATGACATTGAGCAAATTAATAAAACACACGCGAGTTCACAACATAATTGGTTGAAACCCGAAGAAACTTCATTAAAGTCTGAAAAACTGTCTATTAACAAATTAACTAATGCAACTCCTAATGCAACTCCTAATGCAACCCCAAATAATGGGAATGGAATAAAATACATAAAAATAGATAATTCTGAGATAGATGGTAATGTATATCAAAACCAAATAATAGATTTAAATAAACCAGAGTCAAAAAAACATATTTCATGGGAAGACGAAAATATAAAAATGAACATGACTGAAGCGATAGAAACAGAAATAGAAAATAGTATATTTGCAAAATTAAAAAAAATAGAAACACCATTTATAGACAAAAAAGAAGACCCTAGCACTTTATTACAGGACCAAATAAATAATATACACACTAGAATAGATGTACTAAATACCAATGTTATAAAAATAATGGAATTACTTGCAAATAAAAATGAAACAATTTAACAGTTTTTAATATAATTTATATTTATATAATAATGTATTCAATTATATTACTTGGAAGTTTAATTTTAAATATAGTTGCAATAACCCAGCCCATAATGGGATGCAACTTATATAATGAAATACAATATATAAAAAATAATGTAACAAGGACACTTTTATCAAGAAAATTCAACCGTTCAAAACAGAAATTGATTATCATAAATCGAATGGTTAATAGAAATGTTATGAATAAATACAATATAGCGCTGTCAAGATATTATGATGTGAATTATAACTACAATTGTTTAACAGACGCAGAAAAAACTTTATTGGAAGTAATTGTAAGTTTAACTTACTAATTGTTTAAAAACTTGTTCACCCTTATCATTTGTTTCTAGCGTGCCAATTTGTAATGGTATAATACTAGGGTCTTTTAAAGCCGAATCATAGCTTGCTTTATCATAAATATTAAGCATTTTTTTGCTCATTCTACGATAAACGTATACATTTCCATTAATAGTAACAGGTTTTCCTATCCATTCAATCGCAATTTTGTTAGCGCGAACAGTCGTATCATTTTGTTGGTCGGCATAATCGGGTACATACGAAAACTTTTCATTAGTGGGGTCCCCAAAATTAACGCATTTCCCATTAGAATAAATATAACAATCAAAAGCGGATTCTTTTATCGCATCGGTTAATTGGCTCGTTAAATTAGCTTTAATTTCAGAAATTTCATATAGATTTTGGTCACTGGTCAAAGGGACATGGGGTGACCTCCTACTTAAATCTTTATTTTTCAATTCAATTGCGTCATCTGATTTTAATTGTTCATCTGTAAATGTCATCAGATAAACAAATACTTCCACAGTTTGTAATGCAATTGGCAAATTTTTATGACTGCAAATACGCCTAGCACGACCAATGACCTGTTCCAGACGGACAGGATGCCAATAAGGCTCCATAATATGCACATATCGTGTATTACGAAGATTAATACCTTCCGACCCAGATGAAGTAATCATAAAAACTTTTATAATCTCTCCCATATTGTTGTTTTTTGCCATTTTGTATAATTCGCGCGAAATGGTATCAGGAACTTGTTCCCATTCTCCGTTATAAATATGTCGCATAATTTCTTTTTCTTCGGACGTTTCTGTGCCGGTATATAAGGCATAAGTTGGTTTACCCATGTCTTTTTCAGAAATATCAATTTGCCAAATATTCGCATTATTTTTTTTAATTTTAAATCGTGTAAAACCATTTTTATCAAGAACCATTGTTAATATGCCGATACCCTCAAGGGTTCTAAACTGACTATAGACTAAATGTAACCCTCTATATTCAGGGTCTTTAATATTTTCCAGTATATGTAAAAACTTGGGACTATAAGTTTGTAATGCTTCTGGTGTTAAAAAATCATTTGAATTATCCCTTAAATACTTGATTGCTTCTTCCATTCTTATTTTATATGAATCGCCACCTATTCTTTCAAGAATTTCATCTCCTTCCACTTCTCCTTCTCTCTCTTCAGATAAATCCTCTCTATTTTCTAATCGTGTTGCTTCTGCAAGAAGTTCCTGAACATTATTATCTTCTTTAGCACCTTCTTTTTGTAAAGCTTCTAAGCGAATATTTTTTGGCATGGGTCTATTAGGCATAACATAATTACAAAAAAGACGTGAAAATATACGATAAGTAGAAGATGGTTCTTTCAAGTCATCCGCAGCGGGATTCTTAGCCTTCTTAGGTTTTTCAGACTTTCTTTCTTCATGACGAGCAGCTTCATAAATTTTAAATTGAAAGTTACTCATAGGAATTCTAACTACATGGTAATCAACGCCTAGTGTTTTATTGTATCTAGGTAATAAATTTTCTTGTGCACTTCTGAAATAAGAAGATAGTCCAATAATTCGCCTCCGAAGCGCGTCACCGTTCTTTAGTTTTCCCGTTACTTCGTCAATGTATCTACTATAGAATACTTCAAGAGTATCAGGTAGAGCTTTTTTATTTTGTATTTTAATTCCACTGCTTAACACGTCGACATCATTACGTTTAAGTATTCTAATTATATTTTTTTCGAAATCGTCATCGCTAATATAATCAGTTTCAAAAGTATTATCCCCTTTATCATCCTTTTTCGAATTGGACACACCTTGATAACCAGACTCTTTTTTAATCTTATTTTTGAATCCAAATGGGTTTCTGGTAATAGTCAATATTTTACTTGAAGGTGAATAATCAATATAATCGAACGTTTTCTCTCCCATCATCATTTCTTGAAGAGATTTTTGGTCGATTTTTTTAGAAGTTTTTACATTCAATGGTATTTTCCATGTTTTAATATATCCTCTTAAAATATTAAAAAGTATTCCAAACTCGTTCGGATAGTTAATAACAGGTGTTCCTGTTAACAAAACGATGCGCGCATTTTTTGCACTTAATAAAAGTTCGTACAACTTGGTAGATAAACTTAGGGGTAAATGTTCTTTCTCTCCTTTATCCGATTCGGGAATTGGTTTTTCTTTTTTTATTTTATTAACAATTCTACTTATTAAGTTATGTGCTTCATCAATAATAACAACTGCGTTATCAAATAAATTACGGGTGAACCCATTCGTAAGTTCCTCGAGACGTTTGGTGCGTAATCCATTAAAATTGATAAATGTGTATTTGCTTTTAATCATTTCATTTAATTGGTCATCTAATGTTTTTCTATCGACATCGGTTAATGCTTCATAATTCGATTTTTTTTTAATATTAATAAGCCATGCACCGTGATGTTTGCGAATGTACTCCAACGGTAAATTTAAAACAGCGGACATAGGTTCAGCTGCTTCCGGAGTTACATCTATTGATATCCATTCCCAAAATTGGTTTCTTTTATAAATCAAGTCGCCTGCTTTTTTAAGTTCTTCAATATAATTTGCACGCAAAGAGGCAGGAGTCATAATTATTATACGTTTT